AAATGTAGATCCAACTGTATTTCTAGCTAAAGATAAATTATTTATAAATAATTCATTTCCTTTTAATTTTCCACTTGCACTTATATCACTTGATGCTGTTATATTATTAAAATGAAAATCATTTTTAACAGCAGAACCAGTACCAAAATAAAATTTATTATTATCTAAATTAATTGCTAATTCACCATCTGCTAATCCTGATGGAACTGCTGATCCTGTTCCTCTTTTTATTTGTATTATACCCATATATTATAAATATTTAAAATGTTCCTCCATCTATATTTCCGTTAATGTTATTTACTATTAAATCACCACTTGCACTTATATTACCTGATGATGTTATATTTGTTTGAATATCAAATCCATTAGATTCATGTAAAGTTGCTAATGTAGTTGTGTAATTTTTAAAGTTAAATGATTTATTTGTATCATTATTATTAGTATCTATTGTAAAAGTAAGATTACCATGAGATGCTAAAGCAGCATCACCTGTATCTGGACCTAAAAAAACTACTCCTGCTTCTGATAGTTGGAATATATCTTTTTCTGAAACTAAATTATGTATTTTAAATATAGTATCAAGTCCGTCATTAGTGTTTTCAAGATTAATAGTTAAATTTTCATTTGATGTTATATTTGCTGTACCTTCAGAAGTAAATAACAAATCACCTGATGCAGTTATTTGGTTTACACTTATTGATGGTGTTCCTGATAAACCTGTTGCAGTACCTACTAATGTTCCAGCGAAAGCAGTAGTTGCAACTATAGCAGGTGCAGTTATTGAACCTGAAGCTATTAAGCTTCCTGT